GCCGTCAATGCGAATACTTACTACCGTCGAGCTGCGGTGACGAACTTGACCTAAGAAGTAATTACAAAAATCATCCGCCATAATACAATTATAAAGGATGTACTTTGGGACCCCGCTGAGGCGGGGTCTTTTTTTGGCTTGCTTTCTTATAAATAGTAATATTAAAGAGGAGTGATTACACAACAGGGGTTACACTTCCGCCCCCGATGGAGAAATAAAATGGCAATAACCAATGTTGAAATAATGGATACTACATGGAAAACTGTAATTAAATCTATTTTTAGTGGTACAAATTCGGCTGCCACGGTTGTAGATGTTTCAGGCCTAAGTGGGTGGCAAACAGGTGGTTTAGTAAATATCTCGGCAATAGCTTGGTCAACAAGTTCCCCACTTACACTAATTTGGGCGGGTGGTACAGCCACAGATGCTTTAGTACTGAATGGTAATGGTAGCTATGGAGGATCAAATGGTTTTCCAGCAATTTCAAATAACGCTACATCACCTACTGGTGATATACATTTAACTAATGCAGCTGCTGTAGGATATTTTGTAATAGTGTGTCATAAAATTGCTACAGTGTCCGCTACCAGTACTGCTAATCCTGGCTGGAACGCTTAATGACTGAACCAGCTGCGCCCATCTCGACCACTCCTATTCGATATAGGCTTGGAACAGCTGGGTCAACTACTATTAATGCTACACCTAGAGAGCCTACGGTATTTGATTATTCTCAAAATAATCAGTTTAAGGTATATCTTCCGATATTTCCTTTAACAGAATGGTTTGTGGTAAATTGCAACATCCCTGGTGTCACTATGGGCCAGGGAGTTGTTCCCACTCCTCTTACTGATGTTCCATTCATTGGTGATAAATTGACATATGATCAATTTAGTATGACGTTTTTGGTGGATGAGAAATTAAAAAATTTTATAGAGTTGCATGATTGGTTAGTTAATATGGCCGCACCACAAAAGAACCAACAGTTTATGGCTAGAACTAGTGATTATGTATTAGATTCAGGACAAAGAACTAAATTTTATACAGATATAGAAGGGGTATCAACAGAGATGTCAGGGAATACTTCTGATAGAGAATTGTATTGTGATATACAAATTTTTATTTTGAGTAGTAAGAATAATCCTGTTGTAAAATTTACGTTGCAAAATGCTTTTCCTGTTTCATTAAGTGCTTTAGATTATAGTAGTCAAGATACGGACACTACTTATGTGGCGTGTAATGTATCGTTTGCTTTCCCATTCTATACTATCGAATCTTTATAAATAATTTTGAGAAGGTAGTTACGGTAATCGGATTAAGTACGTTATCTTCCAACAATGTATTGACGGAAGTATATTTAGGTAGTATAGGCAAGGGTTGGTTATCCTCTGATTACCTTCTCACCTTTATATTATGGAGTAGACAATGAAGAAGTTAAATGAATTACAGGATGAGATAGATAGAGATTTAAAGATAGATGACAGTGAATTGGATTTAGAAAGTATTAAAACTCCTCAGCTGCACAACAAATATTTAAAACACTATACAACATATTCTTTACAATTAAGAAAGGCGAAGGATGATTATAAAATTCTACGTCGGCATAAATGGGAATACTATACTGGTAAATCAGCACCAGAAGTTTATCAAGAGAAGCCTTTTGATTTAAAAGTTCTCAAGGCAGACGTAGGTATATATTTAGAAGCTGATGAAGAATTACAACAGTTAGGTCAAAAGGAGGCTTACTTAGAAACTACAGTAAATTATCTTGAAAAGATTTTGCAAGAAATTAACAATCGTAATTGGACGATTCGTAATACTATAGAATGGAAAAAATTTCTTCACGGTGACTAATGGAAATCACAGTTTCAAAATTTAATGAAGTATATCTCCGAATTAAAGCAGAGCCGGCTATCTCTAAAGAGCTCTCTGAATTCTTTACCTTTGAAGTACCAAATGCAAAATTTATGCCGTCTGTACGAAACCGCCTGTGGGACGGCCGTATCCGTTTATTCAACTCTGGCACTGGTAAAATTTATTTGGGACTACTACCTTATGTCCAAAAGTTTTGCGAAGAACAGAGATACAAAATAGCCTATGAAGAAAGTTCTCAATATGGTACAGTCGAGGACAAGGAAAAAATTTCAAAAGAGAGTACAGCCAAATTTATCCGAGGACTTAAACCAAAATCAGGTGGAGAAAATCTTAAAGTGCGGCCATATCAAATGGCTGCTGTTCATCATATTCTCCGTCATCATAGAGGCCTGCTTTTATCTCCTACCGGCAGTGGTAAGTCTTTTATAATCTATGCATTGCTTCGTTACTATGCACACAAATTAAAAGATAAAAAAATTCTTATTGTAGTACCCACTACCAGTTTGGTAGAACAAATGTATTCAGACTTTACTGACTATGGTTGGAACTCTGATGAACATTGTCACAAACTTTATGCTGGCTCAGATAAGGATACAGATAAAGATGTAGTCATCTCCACCTGGCAATCTATTTACAAACTCCCTAGAAATTATTTTAATCAGTTTGGTGCCGTGTTTATAGATGAATGTCATTTAGCCAAGGCCAAGTCTTTAACTGGTATTATGTCTAAACTTGTAGACTGTAAATATCGTATAGGTACTACAGGTACTTTAGATGGTACAGAAATTAATCAACTTGTTTTAGAAGGTCTATTTGCCACAGTGGAAGAAGTAACCACTACCCAAGAATTAGTTAAAGAAAAATATCTTTCTAATCTACATATACAAGTTATAGTTTTAGATCACATTAGAGAAAATAAAAAAAGAAGAACTTACCAAGAAGAAATGGAATATCTTGCTACTTCACCATCAAAGAATAATTTTATATCTAAATTAGCTAAAGGTTTAAATGGTAATACTCTTATCTTAGCTCAGTATATAAAACAACTCCAAACCATTACCTTAATTTTAAAGAGCTATAAAGAAGATCGTAAAGTATTTTTTGTAGATGGGGGGACACCCACTAAAGATAGGGAAAAGATTAGGTCTATTGTAGAGGAAGAAGAAAATGCTATTATCGTTGCTTCATACGGAGTATTTTCTACTGGTATAAACATTAAACGATTACATAATATAGTATTTGCTAGCCCATATAAATCTCAAATAAAAGTACTACAATCTATTGGTCGAGGTTTACGACTGACTGAAGATAAAACTCAATGTACTTTATTTGACATTGCTGATGATTTAAGTTATAATAAGAATAGTAACTTTACATTAAAACATCTGGAGGAAAGGATTAAGATTTATTCTACTCAAGAATTTGAGTATGAAATAATACCCGTTAGATTGAAATCTTAATAAATAGTTATGGATATGGAAACTACAGCTTATAATACAGGCAATCCCTTTAAGATTATAAAAATGATCAATGGGGAAGATGTGCTCTGTAAAATTCTAGAGGAGTACAAAGATGCTCTAGTAGTAGAGTACCCTATGTCTGTGGTAAAGAATCAAATAGTAGAACAAGAAAATCATATCGTAGAACATACCGGCCTGCAAAGGTGGGTAAACTTTACACATGATAAAAGCTTCTTAATTCTAAAGGAAAGAATACTAACTTTGGCAGATTTAGCTCCTGAAGTTACTCTTTACTATAAACATATCTGTAAAAGAATGGTTATAGAAGAATCTAAAGAACCTACCGATGAAGATGAAGCCTTAATGCGGCTTGAAGATAATATACAAAACTTGGCTAAAGCGCTATCTGATGATGAAACAGATACTAAGTTCCCTTCTGTGTTTCCTTTGGATAAAAGCAAACTTCATTAATCTCAAAGGAACAACACCTATAAGTATACACTCTTGTCAAGCAGATGTCAAGGGTTTTTGTGAAAAATAAATGAAAACAATTATTTGTGATATAGATGGAACTATAACTGAATACATGGGTGGTGGTCATACAGCTATAATAGAGAATGAACATCAAATATTACCAGGAGTAAGAGAGAAGTTTAGGGCCTGGGAATGCGCTGGGCACCGTATTATTCTTATTACAGGTCGTCGAGAATCAGTTAGAGAAAGAACAGAATCAGAACTCCGTAGATTAGGTATACCATTTGATATGCTATTGATGGGCTATGCAGATAGTGGTAGAATATTGATAAACGATATAGGTAGTAAGATAAAAGCACACGCTGTGAATGTAGAAAGAGATGTTGGTTTCGTAGATACAGATTGGGACGAAGTTGGCTTAAATTAATGCTTGACAACCTACCTTAATTAGTATATAATTATAGATGTCTTAACAACAAAAGGCATTAATTTATGAAGAAGTACATATATTTGGCAGGACCTATTGCAGGTTGTACTGAGGAAGAAGCGACAAGTTGGCGAGACTATGTTAATAGTATGTTACCTTATGGTATAGTAGGTATTTCTCCTTTGCGGTGTGAGCCGGTAAAGGAAGGTATGACATATACTGATGAGGGAGCTACTGATAAGATGTGGTCAGATCCTCGGGCAATCGCAACAAAGAACTGGTTAGATACGGAGTCATGTGATTTAGTCTTGGCTTATCTCCCTAAAGAGTTAAACGATAGACGACCTTCATATGGGACTGTTATTGAAATTGGATGGGCTATTGGTTTGAGAAAACCTTTGATAGTCGTATCTGATGACAGGTATTTAATGGATCATCCACTTATTAAACATAATGCATCATGGCGTCTTAAAAATTTAGAAGATGCGTGTGAAGTTATTATTGGTTTGTTTAGTGATTATGTGGGTCCCGTTAAGCATTAGGTCCTCCGCAAGGAGGCCCCATGGCAACAGAGAAGAAGAAGAAAGTCCATTATGTGGATAATAAAGCGGTCCTGGCAGCAATAATTGAAAGAAAGGAACTGATAAAGGAAGCAGAATCTGAGGGGGAACCCAAGCCTCAGATTAGCAATTATTTGGGTGAGTGTATTTTAAAGATTGCTAACCACCTTTCTTATCGTCCTAATTTTATAAACTATACTTACAAAGAAGAAATGATTTCTGATGGTATAGAAAACAGCCTTCAATATATAGATAACTTTGATCCTGAAAAGTCAAAGAACCCTTTTGCATATTTTACACAAATCATTTATTTTGCTTTTATTCGGCGTATAGCCAAAGAAAAGAAACAGCAAAAGATTAAAGATAAGATTTTAAAAAGGTCTAATATAGCTGATATGATAGTGGTTCAAGAACATGATGATGAATCTCTCTATCAAAGTCAATATATAGAATTTTTAGATAAGTATTCTTTCTCAGATGATGATGATAAAGAGGAGAAGAAATGACATCAGCAATAAATGAGTGGTTTGTTTTTGGTGGTGGTTCTATAGATAAAAAGACTTGTAATAAACTTAAACGTCTTGGTTCTAAGAAATGGGAACCATCTGCTGTAGATACAAGCACAAGTACTACTGATGAAGAAAGAAAGACAGGCCGTAAGGGTGATTATAAACCAGATTCTAAAATCAGAAGAAGTGATGTAGCTTGGTGTAATGAGCAATGGCTTTATGATTTGATTTGGCCGTATATGATGAAAGCTAATGATGAAGCTGGATGGAGATATGACATTAAAGCTGCCGAGTCTAGTCAGGTAACACGTTACAAGAAAGGTGGGTTTTATAATTTTCATAGAGATGGTAATGGGGATCATTTGTCGACCTATCATAATCCACAAAATGCTTTTATGCATGGGCACGTTAGGAAGTTGAGTATGTCTGTATTGTTGAATGATAATTTTGAGGGTGGTGCATTTGAATTTGCTACTTATGGTAAAGAAGATTGTATTATTACACCTATTGAAGTAGAAGCTGGTTCGGTGATAGTATTTCCATCTTGGATGGAACATAGAGTGGCACCCGTGACAAAGGGTATTCGTTATTCGTTAGTGACTTGGTTTGTTGGCCCACCCTTTGTATGAAGTTAGCACTAATAACAGATACACACTTTGGAGGTAAGAATGATAATCTTTCCTTTGCGGCCTTCCAAGCCCGCTTCTACGAAGGAACTTTTTTCCCAATACTTGATAGGGAAGGAATTTCAACGGTGGTTCATTTGGGCGATACTTTTGATAGGCGTAAGTATACTAATTTCAATACTCTTAAATTAGCTAAAGAGATGTTCTTTACTCCTATCTATGAAAGGGGTATTGAATTACATACTTTACTTGGTAATCATGATTGTTATTTTAAAACAACTAATGATGTAAACTCCATGTCTTTAACTTGTGGTGAGTACCCTATACATTTGTATAAGGATACACCAGAAGTGGTAAACTTTGATGGCTTAGATATTCTGATGACTCCATGGATTGCACCGGATAAACACGCTGAATCATTAAGAATTATAACTAAAGCCAAAGCTGATTTTCTTATGGGCCATCTGCCACTACAGGGTGCAGAGATGCTAGATAATGTTTACTGTGATGATGGTATAGAGAGAAAACATTTCAAACGATTTGAGCGTGTGTTTTCTGGACACTTTCATAAACAACAAGACGACGGCCACATAAGATATCTTGGTGCTCCGTATGAGATAACATGGAACGACTATGCAAGTAAGAAGGGTTTTCATATTCTCGATACAGAAACAAGAGAGCTAGAATTTTATCAGAATCCCAATCGTTTATTCAAAAAGATATTTTATGATGACGGCCATAGCTGTGATGATATGATGGATATGGACCTATCAGAGTATTGTGGTTCGTATGTAAAGATATTTGTAGTACAGAAAAATGATTTCTATATGTTTGACAGATTCGTTGATAGGTGTTATAATGAAGGTAACTTTTTTGAATTAAAAATTGTAGAAGATTTTTCAGATTTGGATCCAGATTCTATTACTGATGAAGTGGTAGAAGTGGGTGAAGATACTATGGCACTCTTAGATAGATACGTTGAAGAAATAGATAGTGAAGCTATAAACAAAAGTAAATTGAAAAGACTATTAAAGAATTTGTATGTGGAGGCGAGTGAGGTAGAATGATACAATATCTCTTTCCGTATTGGGGTCCACTAGTTTTTGAAACACAAATAGATAAAGAGTTTGTTAATTTACTGTTAGAGAAGGGTCAAGAAACTACAGTAGATGCACGAAAATATTTAGCTGGTCAGATAGATAAAGAATTTTATTATGAGAATTATAACGAATGGTTTATTCCTAAATTTTCAGAGTATATAGAATCATATATTGAGACCGCAAGAGATTATACTACTTCTCTTCCTAAGCACATGGCGCAAGGGTGGCATTTAGAAACATTATGGATTAATTATCAAAGAGCTAATGAGTATAATCCTCCCCATGATCATTCAGGAGATTTATCTTTTGTAATATACTTACAGGTGCCCGAAGAAATTGTAAAGGAAAATGAAGAAACACGGCACGAACATAATAATGAAGGACCAGGAATGATTACTTTCTGGTTTGGATTGTCTATGCCCTTTTCAATTAATATGTGTTCTAAAATGCCGTCGGCTGGAGATATTTTTATTTTCCCGGCCTGGCTTCCTCATTATGTTAATGGTTTTAAATCAGATGTGGAAAGAATATCAGTGTCAGGAAATATAAAATTTAAAGATGATAAAATTTAAAACAATAACGTGGAAAAATTTTCTATCTACAGGCAATACACCCATAGAAATAGCTTTAAATAATTCTCCTTCTACTCTTATCATTGGTGATAATGGTAGTGGAAAGTCTACTGTGCTTGATGCATTGACGTTTGGTTTATTTGGTAAACCTTTCAGGCGTATAAAGAAAGACCAGTTAGTGAATAGTGTTAATGGGCGGGACTGTACTGTAGAAGTTTATTTTGATATTGGTAAACGTAGATATCTAGTCATTAGGGGTATCAGACCTAATCGGTTTGAAATCTATATGGATGGTAAGTTACTCAACCAAGATGCATCAGCTAAAGATTATCAGAAACAATTAGAGAATAATATACTCAAGTTAAATCATCGGTCATTTACACAGGTGGTTATACTTGGGTCATCATCATTTATTCCATTCATGCAACTGACTGCCGCAGCTCGGCGTGAGGTGGTGGAAGAAATTTTAGATATTAAAGTTTTCTCTCTGATGAATTATATACTAAAGAGTAGAATAAAAGACAACAAAGAAAGCTCACGGGATATCAAATATCAAAATGATATGTTAGAGCATAAGGTAACATTACAAGAGAATAAGATATCAGAAGCCAGAGAGAAAAGTAAAACATCTCTTACAGCATTAGAAAAGAAGATGAAGAAAAATGCGGATGATATGAAGAAGCTGGAAGGTGATGTTGAAACCTTAAAGGGATTGGTATCAGAATGGGAGAAAGACATTTTACCTAAACATGAAAAGGTAGATGAAGATAGAAAAGAATTAAATCAGATAAAATATAGAATGGAACATAAATCTTCAAAGGCTGAACAGGAGATTAAATTTTTCAAAGATAATGATAATTGTCCAACGTGTGAGCAGCATATAGATGAGGAGTTTAAAGAGAAGGCTATAGAAGAACGTACCGATAAAATGGTAATTAACGCTTGTGCTATGGTAAGATTAGATGAACAATTGAAGGAAATGGATGCTCGTATTGACTTGTATGAAAAGATAGAAAAAGATAAGCGAGAGCATGAGGTAAACATAGCAAAGAAAAATACATCGGTAGATTCTATTGTAAATTTTAATGAAGATGTACAGGGGCAGATAAATGATATACAGACGGCAGGCTCTTTACTTGCGGAAGATAAGATACGGTTACAGGAGTACCGTGAAGATTCAAAACGGATTAAGAAAGAGAAAGAAAAGATCCAAGACCGAGCCAACTACCTCAACATTGCAAAGCAGTTGCTTCAGGACTCCGGTATTAAGACCAAGATCATTAAGAAGTATCTACCGATAATGAATAAACTGGTGAACAGTTATTTGAACCAGTTGGAGTTTCAAGTCAAGTTTGAATTAGATGAGCAGTTTAATGAAAAGATTAAGTCACGTTACAGAGATGAGTTTGCCTATGCGAACTTTAGTGAAGGTGAGAAAATGAGAATAGACTTGGCTCTACTCTTTACATGGAGACAGATAGCTAAGATGAAGAATAGTACCAACACCAACCTATTGATACTTGATGAGATATTCGATAGTAGTTTAGATGTGAATGGTACAGATGAGTTCTTAAAGATACTGAACACTTTAAGTAATGAGAACATATTTTTAATCAGTCACAAATCAGATTTGAATGTAGATAAGTTTGACAGTCTGATTAGATTTGAAAAGGTACAAAACTTTACAAAGGTAACAACATGAAATTAGTAAAAGAAACAAATTCTATATTAAAACAGAAGTGTGAGTTGTTTGATTTTAATGAGCCTATTATAGACCCTTATGAACTTTCTGATGGGTTGCAGAAAATACGAAAAGAGGGTGGTGGTATAGGTTTAGCTGCTCCTCAAGTCGGACTTAATACTCAAGCATTGGTCATAGGCCTGGGTAATTTTACCACAGAAGGCTCAGAGAAATTTGATCAAGTGTTTTTCAATCCCACCATTAAATCTTATGGGGGTGAAGAATCCTATATGATAGAAGGATGCCTAAGTTATCCTAACTTATTTGTAGAGGTTAAGAGGCCAGCCAAAATTGTATTGGAATGGTATACGGAAGAGGGAACTCAATGCGATCAAGAATTTGAAGATATGGTATCGAGAATACTTCAACATGAA